TTTGCATAGAGTGGAGTGAGTACGATAGCCACAAAGAAGCGTTGGAAGAATTAGGCGTGGAAAGTATAGACGAATTATACGAAAGAACAGTTGTTCTTCCTGTTGAGGAAGGCACAGAGAAAATCCTAGTACAAGATTACTAGGAGGAGGGAATCAAATGATAGATTATGAAATAGTAGAGCGTAACCAAAATAAAAGTTATTTTGTAACCGATGACAGCACAAAAAAAGAATTAGAAATTCAAGGAGCATTAATGCAAATGGTTAGGGGTGTAAATTACATTCAAAGCTTTTACAAAGATGATCATGAATGGAGCCAAACAGAAATTCTAAGTGCAGTTTTAAGAGTTGCACAAGTAGAAAAGCTTAAATGGAATAATGAATTTGAAGGCGTTGATTCATTTTTTAGAGAGCAAGTATACGAAATATTAATGCGAGAGAGTTAAAGACAAATAAATTAAGGGGAGCTTCGGCTCCCTTTTTTTTGTGATCTGACTATTTCTAAGATCTCAATGCGTATAGATATATAAACCTAAACTACACATCTGGGTTTTATTTAAAAAAATATAAATAAACTTGTAACCTCTTGTAACCACTAACAGTCTAATTTGTAGAAACAAGGAGGAACATAGTGTATGAAAATCATATATTAGTTAAGTTAGAGAACATTCATTCTCAATTAAGTGAAGTAATAGATAGTAATAACATAGATAAACAAGACCTATCTTTTGCTAGAGAGCAATTAGAAGAAGTAAGGGAAGTATTTATAACAGACTTATCTTATGCTAGAGAACAATTAGACGAAGCTAAAGAAATGGTAGAAGAAGTAAGAAATCTATTGATAACAACAGAGGAAGGATAACAATGCATGAATTTGACGAATGGCTAGGCAGTTGCCCAATACCATTTACACAAACAAGAGATGATGGAGATACTATGACATTTATCTTTGAAGTAGGAAAGTTAGAGGAGTAAGAATGACTATAAGAAAATTGTATTTAAGAACCTGCAGCTATTGTGGCCTTGGAATGTCCAGGGGATATGTTATGGGTTCAGGGGACACTTATGTATGTGATAGAAATGACACTTGCTATCAAAACTATTTGATTGAGAGTGCAATCTTTTTTGCAGACAATGAAAGCTTCTTAAAAGCTGAGGACAAAATAGATTGGTTAGGGGAAGCCCATGACCAACTCTATATAGGTTGGACTCAAGAAGAATATCTTGGAGAGCTGTACACAAGTGAAGGGAACAAAGTTAATGAAGAAGATATTAATTTTGGTACAGACACTTTAGTTTTCAGTGAGGAAGAAAAGACATATCCTTATGATTACATGCTGTATTGCAAAACCGCCCATAAGAAAGACTTGGTGTGGTAAAGCAGCGGAATCAGATCAAGGAGATAAATTACTTGTAACCTTTATATGGGTAAACGAGTCAAAGTAACAGAGGAGGAACAATGCGAGATAAAGTAACATTTTGGCTGAGAGAAGCCAAGCCTGAACAACTGCAACAAGTTGTAAAGGAATTAGACAACGAAACAAATATCATGTTGAGAGATATCTTAATTGATAGGTGTGTTGAACAAGGCTTCAGTGTACCATTCGACAGTGATTTTGTTTGTGGTCATGTAGATGGACTATTTGAGGAATGTTATTGTCCTAATTGTGACAATGAAGATAATGAAGTTCCAAAGACAATTGAAGAACTCAATTGCGTAACATGTGAAGGGAGAGTAGAAGCGTATGGGTAGACAAGTAAAAAGTTTGCTTACTGCATTAAACAAAAGTTTTGCAGAATTAGAAAAGAATGGTTGGGGAGTGGGAACTCCTCAGACCATGGGTGTGGCATGTTGTCAAAGTTGTACTTGGGGAAACTTTAGTGATTTTGATAATGTAGCATTCTATCACGACCAAGACCTTGATAGATACAAGGAAACTATTCGAGATAATAAAGACAATGAAAGAAGTAACTCTTATATCGAGTATTACGAACAAGATAGAGAGTTATATCCTATTAGAGAGCCTGCCCTATATTTGGCTCATTCAGGAGATACAGAACACTTAGTAAATGTATTGGTTAAGAACCGAGTCATTGTTGATTGGGATGGAAATCCTGATAAAAGAATGTATTTAAAAATGGCACAGCCAAACGAACAAGGACAATTAGTGGGGCTAAGCAATGCTTAGCTTCATTGATTCTTGGTTAGCGAAACAACACCAAGCTTCAGGTCGTAAGCCAAAAAGAAAGCCACCTAGAAAAAAAGAAATCTGACTCTTTCAGAGTCTTCAATGTTCTTATATAGAGCTATAGATCTTGCCTGGGCGGCCTTTTCAAAGATTTACAAATAATATGTAACCTTTTTGGAATAATGAGTGTCTAAATTATGTAAGCAATACAAAGGAGAAAACATGCCGAATATATGTGAGAATGTAATCGAGATACAAGGGGCATTAAAGAATGTCGAAAAGTTACTTGATACATGTAAAGCAGTTGGACACGAAGGAAGGTTTGACCTCAATGACGAAGGTGTTGAAGTCTATGACCTAACTTTAGGACGAGAAATGCCGAATGAGTTTAGTACCATTGCAACAGGTTCTAACACTATTAATGGTATCAAAGTCGAGAAGTGGGAGTACAAAGACAAGGAAACAGGAGAAGCGTTTCCAAATAGTTTAGAAACCATGCAAAATGAAAACCTTGAAGCAGTAGCAGTAACTGAAGAACGATTAGAAGAACTAAAAGAAAAATTTGGTTTCGATAATTGGTACGATTGGGCGTACTCTAATTGGGGTACGAAGTGGGTTACTTCAGTTGCTAGAGATAATGTAGAAATGTACACATGGACTGACGAAGGAATTGAAATGGCTCAATTATCATTCGTAGTAGACAGTGCGTGGAGTCCACCTTATGTTCTTCTCGAATACATAGCCAATGAATATGATTTAGATATTCATGACAGGTGGTGGGAAGAAGGAGGCGAAGCAGGTTGGATACACATTGTTGACCAAGTTGTAGAAGAAGAATAAAACACAAGGGGAGGAAGTTTATTACCTCCTATGTTGCTGAGAGGAAGGGGAGAAATCCCCTTTTTCTTTTTTATATGTAACCTTTTTCGATTAAGAGAAGTCTAAATAGTACAACAACAAGGAGAACAAATGAGAGAAATGCAGAACACTGAGGAAGAATTAAATAGTGTAGTTGGCTTGACCATAACAGGTTGGAGTAAAGTCGACATAAATTATGGACATTCATTCATTCTATTAGAAACAAATCAAAAATTCGGAAATGGTAAAAAAGTTAATTTACTAATTTCAGCTGACGCTGAATGCAACAGTGGAGGATATGTTGGCTTCATATCTAAAGAAGACGCTCAAGGGTTTGATTACTAATGATAGATTTAGTAGTTAAAAGACTTTTGAAAATTATTGGAGAGGGTGGAACTGATTGCAGTTATGCAAAAAATGAAATTCTTGAAATACTACACACACTTGAAAATCAATATGGGTACGAAATACCAAATATGTTTGACGAGTTTGACAAACTAGAGGAGGAATAATGGAAACATACGAAAAAAATATTAAAGAGGCATTGGACAAATTGCCTGCACAACATAAAGCACTTGTAGAACGCAGAGGCGATTTACAGGTTGCGATTAATGACGCGAGAGAGTGGGGGGACGATACCACTAAACTGCGTGAACAAATGCGAGAGATTAACGAGAAAATCAACAAGTATAAAAAATAGTAAGAGTGTGTAACCTTTTCGGAGGTTGCACAGTCTAATTAATGTAAGCAACTAACAAGGAGAATACAATGGCTACACGAGGACTATACAAGTTCTACGAGGACGAAGACAGAATGCACGATAAGAAACCTACTGCGGTAATTTACCGACATTGGGACAACTACATTGAGGGTGGCGGACTAGATTTAAAAGAGTTTTTAGACTTTTGTAAATCAGGTACTTTTGATGGAAGAACAAGGGACGCAAGTTACCTAGCTTCTAAATATGTTGTTTATCTTGCACAAACTTTCGCAGGAGATTGGAATGAGAACCCACTTGATTTTATAAGTGTGGGAGTATGTTCCACAAATCCTGAGCTAGACATGTGGCAGGACTACACTTACCACATTATATGTGATGGAGATAAGGTTCCTGTATTTGTTGACTATGACGACAATGAGAAAGAACCATTAGAGGAAGCATTCGAAAAGATTTAATGCCTCTTGTGTTTACTTTAGGGGGAGTGAAAGCTCCCCTTGAAAGTAGTAAAGTCTGACTCTTTTAAGATCTTGAATGGTATTAAAAATAAAAAAAAGAAAAAAAATATATTTTTTCTGTAACCTTTTTTAAAACTATCGAGTCTAAGTATTGTAGGCGAAAAAAACTACATTGGCTTTTTGACAATTGAATATATACAGTGCGTAGGTACTGAGTGAATGTCTTTAACTCTAATGAGATTAATACAGTTCTCAGGCGTATCATATTGGCTCTAATACTATTTAATCCAATGGCTCTTAAATGGCTTTATCCAAGTTTCTGTTCGTGACCACTAGGCAGTGAATCTACGAGTTACTCCATGAAAATGGAAGTTAAGTTGCAACTCAAAGACTTCACATAGGTACTTACGCAGTGTATATAACTTGTAGCACATAGGTTATGTCTGCTTTGCAGTCAAGATTAAAGTTATGCCTGTGTGTTACAAGCTATTTATGAAGTATAGGGATTGCATTTGAAATTTTGCAAGGTAACCAAAGGTTCCTAATGAAGTAGATAGCTTGAAGCATATAAGAGGATAGGCAATAGCTTATGAGGTGGGATAGGTAGTTTCTCTTTAAGAGAATGTGTATTGTGTGTTTCAGGGTATTTATATAGGGTTCTAAGGGAAATTTCGATTTAATGAACTTAGCTAGTTAACCCAAATCGTGTAAATATCTAAAAAAATTAGATTATCTGTAACCTTTAGGGGTTATGGATAGTCTAAATAATAAGCAACCAAAGGAAAACAAATGATTACAGTTAATGGGTTAGATTATGACCTACTTTATATTAATAGATTAAACAATAATGAGCTTGAAGAAGCCATGATCGATATCAGTCATGCTCTAAAGTATGATTGGGACAGTAGAGAGAACCAAAATAATTATAGGCTTCTATCCCTGGAGCTTGAAAGAGTAATTCTAAATGAAAGAAATGGATTTATTTTTGTGGATTCTTTAGAAGATTTGGTTACACATGTAACCTTTATGCCACAAACTGAGTCTAAATAACATAGGAGGAAAAATGGACAATGTAATAAATATAAATGGTACTGAAGTTGAGGGTACTAAAGTTACCGAAGAAAGAATAGTTATGTGGGATATGCAAAATGCTAAACCCGATACTCCATACAATGGAGGCTATTACTTCAGAAGTGATTTAAAAGATTTTGTAGAAAGAATACAAAGTCAAGGCAACAAAGTTGTGGGTATAGTCATAGACGATACTTACAACCTTGAACTAATAGTACAAGAGGAAGAACAGGAGGAAGAATGAGCGAACCATTTTTGTATGGAACTAGATTATATAATATCCTTGATATTTCAGGCAATGGAGTATTTAACACATGGGATATGATTTTAATTTGGTGTTATGGAGTTACTGCAATAGTTTTTTATAAGACTGTTGTTAAAAAAGTTTTATCAAACTAACTCCTATGGTTGGGATAGGGTGCAGCAATGCACCTTATCTTTTAAATGAGTATAAGAAATATAGAAGGAAATAAAATGTACGAAGAATTATTAGAAGAACTAGACGCATGTAAAACATTTTCAGAACAAGCTTTATCTGAATTAAAAAAGACAGATTTAAAAAATGATAAAGAACTAATTCGAATGATTGAAAAAATAAATCAATTTTCTGAAGATGCTTATGATTGGACAAAGGATGAAGCGTTGGGTTAGATGATCCAGCGTAAGCGGATCCTTATCCGCTGCTTTTAACCTGACTAATTGCAGCGGTTATATCTACCAGGGCTTTAAGTCGATCTCAGGCGTTTCAAAAAAATTTAAAAAACATGTAACCTAATTAGATTTTAGGAAGTCTAATTAATACAACACAAAGGAGAATATAACAATGACTAGAAAAGATTATATTGAATTAGCCGAAATGGTTAAAAATTCTAAAATAGAATCTAACTTATTAGGGTATACAGAAGAAGAAAAAAAAGGTATTAACAATTTTGTAGATACAGTTTTAGTTAATAACCTTATTAATGTTCTAGAAGCTGATAACCCGAATTTTAGTAGGGGTAGGTTCTTAATTGCTATTAATGATACTGAACAAGTCTAGGCATGTTCAGTATTTTTAATGAGCTAGACAAAATTCTAAAAGACAGTAACCAAAATAAAATTAAACAGTCTAAATATAAAGACACAAAGGAGAAGAAATAATATGTTAATCAAAGGAGAGTTCGACACGCTAGACAGTAGCGTTATTCAAAATATAAACTATGTAGGTAATCTATTTAAAAAGGAATCAAATTTATTTGTAACTTTTAATAATGGCACTATTTACGATTACAAGAATGTTACCTTTAGAGATTTTTGGAAGTTGCGAAAAGCTAACAAAAATACTAAGAGCGTAGGAAGTTTATTTAATGCACTCATTAAAAGTAATACAAGTTACGAATACAAAAGGGTTAGGTAATATACTAGCCCTCGAAAAATGAAAGGGGTTTAAATGCTATTTGCGTTAGACCAAATTCTAAAAGACTACCACGACCAACAAGCGAAACGAAAAGAAGAAGAACCTAATTAGGTTCTTTTTCTATTTAATTCTGACTAATTCAGATCTTTATCTACACCCATGAATAAGTCGATTTTGACACTTTCAAAATAGATTCTGTTTTTAGAATCTAACTCAAAAAAAATCTTCAAATATACCTAAGTTTTCAATAACTTATCACTAGTAACTATTGTAATGAAAAACATTATAAAAGTCTTAGTGACCGATATAAAGGAACTAAGCGAATTAGACAAAAAAAGACTAATAATATTTCATGATAAATATGGAGTATATGACAAATGGATAATGCGAATCGCATTCTTTCAAATGTTAGTTTTAGGGTTTGGCTTCGGTATCTTCATTAATGAAGTTTTCGGGTTCACTAATATAGCGTTAGGGTTTACCCTATTAAGTTGGTGGAGTTCTAAGGTTTAGAACTCTACTACTTAAATGATACAGAAAAAAAAATACAGATTATTTTATATTTGATTTGCATAATAAATATAAAGTACTAATATTATTTATATAAGTTAAACAAATAACTTATAGAAAACATAGGAGAAAAAAAGTGAATAACTTAGAAATGACTACAAAGACCGAAGACCAAATAAAAGACCAAACAAAAAAATTGGCTAACCACTATAACGCTAGTAACTGCAACTTAATGGATAGACCGATAGAAGTACACGAACTATATAAAGAAGATAGCGAGGGTATTGTTTGGGAGCTAGTCGAGGTAATACCTAACAAGGCAAAAAGTTGTCCAAAGGTTCACAACTCAGCTACTGCAGTTTATCGAATCTTCGAGGGTGCCTTAGGTTATGACCTCTAAGCAAAAAGTATATTTGATTGGTTCGGGTTATTACACCCGAACCATTCAATTAGCATATTTTGATTTTGTGAAGTCTATCTATAAAGACGATATCGAAATTAAAGATATGAAAACCGAAAAGACATTTATAAAAGTAATCGAATATAAAAATATAAAGGAAGGTTAAAAATGTGTAAACACGAGAAGAAGCTAGGAAGATTTGAACCATTCGGAGAAGTATACCACTTATGCACGAACTCAAATTGTGGATACTTACAACTATGGAGCGAGTTCGAAAAAACAATGATAGCCGAAGAATTAGACTTCTTCGGAAATAAATTAAGCGAGGTATATTAAATGAAAGTAAAAGAATTAAGTGATAAATTAGATTTTGTAATAGGGTTTTTACAAAATGATGAAATGTTCGGCGATATGTTTGAGCATGGATATTTTGACGACCACTCAAGTTGTCTAGAAGATTCAAATTATGGGGGGTGTATTTTATGCAGTCTTAATTTACCCCTTAAAAAAATAACCATTAACGACTTACTAGAATGTGAAAAAGATTTTAAAGATTATTCAAATTCTTTTCATAGAGCATTAGAAAATTATCTATCAAGTTGGTAAATTAATTAAGAACTAGGAAACCCTCGGACCTTAAAAAGTTTGAGGGTTTTTTTTTATATGGGTATAGGGTTCATAGTTAGATTCTATTATGAGAATCTAAAACGCTTGAGGTTGTGAAGTCTTTCACATAGTAGGCAGTTCTCAAAATCGCTAAATTGTATATGGGGATCTGTATATACTACCCCGAATGCCGACAATGGTTTTTAATGCCATAGCAGATTTCACAGCATAAAAAGGAAAAGGAGCCTCACAGGACTCCCTTATTTCCTTATTGCCCATTGCCCCACATTATCCTCTACTATAACTTGCTAAATGCGTTATTTGCAGCTATTTCTTTGATATGTTGATCGTATATAGCTTTAGAGTCATCTTCATCTTCTGCAACAATACTAATAATTCGACCTAACTTAAACTTGATATGGTCGTCTGCATTATTGTATGTATCTTTAAGTATCTCTATCCAGGCATCTGTAAACCTGTTCCACTCTTCGTGAGTTTTTCTCATGTCCTCTCCTTTCTTTGTTATAAGTATAAATCTCTTATGGAAATCTATACTTACAGTATAAACCCCTGATGGGAATTTACTCCTCAAAGTATAGTTCCCACATTGTGACAACTCTTTCAGTATAAAGCCCTTGTGCAAATTTTGACCCTACCCCCTTTCTTCTTACCTGCAGGGTGCGTAAGCACCCAGGTACCCTACCCATTTGTAGATTTATATAGGTATATAACGACATAGGACATTCCAACTATCTATAAAAACACCTGTTAAACTTAAGAGTAGATTATGGGTAGTCGTATGCCCGCCAATGCCAATGCTTTTTCTTGAAATGTCCAATTACATAGATATAAAAATTTTTTTGATCCTCTGCACAGTGTGTATGTTTGTATAAGGTCCTGGATATAAACAAATATGCCCAAGGGGGACATGAAATCCCTCCGCATAAGCAAAAGGGAGCTCCGAAGAACTCCCCTTAGCCAACAAAGGAGGACACTATGAGTACAAATAAGAGAGTTACGAAACTATCTTCGATCATATTGTCTTACTCTAAGTATATTAGGCATTTGTAAGGTTATGCAAGTAAGGATTCGGTTGTTTTTTTGGCGAAACACTATATCTTGGGGGTTTTTTAGCCTGGCATACTAGATATTGTGTCTAGATCAGGTGTTTTAAGCCGATCTATACCATATATGGTGTACCAACAGAATTGTATACCATATCTTGGGTGTCATCTATTTTGGGGGGGTACCCCCCCAGCTTTTTGGGCACCTAGGGGTATCGCAAATTGGGCACTAACTATACCTAATTAACTATACCTAAAGAACTATACCTAAGCTTTACTTCGTAAAGCGGGCAAGTAGGAATACTGATCTTTCTATGTAACCTTTTCTAGGGAATGAGTGTCTAAGTAAATAGATAACAAAAACATATACTTGCATAAATAAAAATATAGTGTAAAGTATGAATAATTAATAAAGGAGAATATGACGAATAAAGAACAATGGGAATCAGCTCTAGAAAGTTGGAGTGTTTACCAAAAAGCAGAAAAAGATATAGAGGAATTAGGCGAATTAAACGAATTCAAGCCAAAGGTAGTGGAAGATATACCTAATGCACTAAGACTCAGACGAAGGACTAAGTTTTGGAGTGCGGATGCTTTAGATTTAGCAGAAGCTAATCCTATGAAATGGATAATTGCATTTGATGAGTTAATAGTTGATTCAGAAACTAGATCTAAGGTTAGAGCTTCAGCAAGAAGTTCAATGAGCCACCTACAAACTAGAGGGCTTCCTATAGAAGCAAGAGTAATCACAAATCAAGGCAGAGTTCAATGCTATGTTAAATGGATTACTGACAGTGAGTGATAATCTAGAACCTATTGATAACCAGGACTATCAGTCATCACTTGAAGATATTGCAAAGTTTCAGCCAAAACCTGTAGACGAAACCACAAGATCTAAATCAGCAATGATGAAGTCGGAGTGGTTGGAAGTTGTACAGTGGTTAGCTTTCAGGTTTGATTCTGCAAGCAAGTGGGAACAGTTCCAAATTGATGTATTCTATTCAGATTTACAAGAGTATACCAAAGCTGATGTATTTGCAGCGGTAAAATCTTTGTATGACGAAGGTAGAGTAAAAGCACCTGAGGGTTCTTTGATATTGGCAAAGCTAAAAGCTATGAACGCTCCAAAGATTCGTAAGGTAACACCTGAACAAATCCTAGACTCCGCAGGAGGAAAGTGTGATGTAGCAGGATACTATTGTCAATTTACAGACACTCGTTGGTCATCTGATCAATATGGTAATTGGCACTTCAAGATTGCGTGTATGGCCAATGGAGACGAAGGTCTTTGTGAAAAAGAAAAGCCTGATACACCAACAGAGAGTGACCTTAAGATGAAACCTACTAGAGAAACAAAAGGTAGTCTTTATAGAGTGTTAGCAGCTATGAAGTTATCAGTAGGAATGAAGAGTCAAATTTGGAAAACCTACGAACATTATGCAGATGGCGACATCGAACAAGCATTAGTAGAAGTTGGAAAGGCGAATTGGTATGAGTAAAGAATTTGGAGACAATGTCGAAAACGAAATTGAAAAACTTGAGTCTTGGGTTAATAGTCCATTAGTCAATAACTCAGATCAACTATCAGAAGCGATAGGAACAGTCTACAACTCTTCTTTTGGTGCATTCAATTATGTACTAGAAAAAGGAATCTTAAGCAAAGAGCTATCTTTTACTGACGAAGAGTACTTAGATTTAGCAGTTCCAACGACTTTTTTGTTTGGTTCTTTCGGAAAAGATAACTATATGGCACAACTTATGGTTAATACTTACGATACAAGCAGTGAAGACGAGGATGTTATGACAACTGTGGACAAAACAAGACCACATTTGCTAAGAATGAGGCATATTCTTAAAGATATGGACTTTTGTATAGTTTCTTACCCTGTTATTAGAGAATGGGACGAGATTCATGGTCGAGATGAGACTTTAGGGTTGTTAAGTATTATTTTTACGCCTGAAGGTAACTTAGGCAGAGCTTTCTCTGTAAAGTATCCTAATGATGAAGAAATTGGTTCTCACATAAAAGTTGGATTCGAGACTCCAAAATCTTTTGGGACAATGCCTTATAAGAGTTTTCGTAGAAGTGCAAGAAAAGATAGAGAAGCGAAAGCATATTCTAGATTAATAGAAGAATTTTATCACTTGCCAACGATTCCTAAAAAGGAACCCTACTACGAATTAGTTGATCAGTTGAAAAGAAACAATTGTAGTTTACTTGCAACTGAGAATGCTTTTGTAGATGAACTAAAAGATGAGATTATAACTTTACCTTTGTCTAACTTTATTTTATTGAATAAAGATACGCAAGACTATTTCCAAGAAATACTAAAAGGTAAGATTCAAGAGATGGATAATCTTGACGAAGATACGATAGAGAGCTTGTTAGAAATAAATGAAAATCTTTTTGGAGAAGAAGAGTAATAACTTGAAAAGCTAGTGCAAGGAAGTGTAAACTTAGATAGTCGGCTTCCTTGCTGACAAGCCCTCCCATCAACGCCTATCTCTTCGGAGATAGGTGTATATACTATAAGTATGGAAGATCCTAAGTTCAGCCAATTTTTTGTGGAGAAGACTGACAACGAAAGAAGAGTCCAACTCCCTAAGCTACATGAAAATCAAAAGACAGTTGCAGAATCAGAATCTCGTTGGAAAATACTCTGTGCAGGTAGGCGTTTTGGGAAGACAAGGTTGGGAGTGCAACTTTGCATTGAAACTGCCATGGCTGGTAAAAGAGCGTGGTGGGTTGCACCTACATTCTCTATTGCACGAGTAGGGTGGCGAGATATTATGATGGCGGGCTATGACTTAGCTGAAATGGGTGCAGAAGTAAAAATGGGAGACATGATTGTCTCTTTTCCTAATGGCGGTTTCATATCAGTAAAGTCTGCTGACAATCCACAGAGACTTCGTGGAGAAGGTCTTGACTTTCTTGTTATGGACGAGGCTGCCTTTGTGAAAGAAGAAACCTGGACTGAAGTTCTTCGACCTACCTTAACTGAAAGAAAAGGTTCTGCTTTATTCATTTCTACACCTCGTGGACAAAACAATTGGTTCTATAGATTATGGCAAGACGCTGAGACTAGAGATGATTGGGAAAGATTCAAATTCTCCACTGTTGATAACCCTGCGATTGATCCTAAAGAACTAGAAAGTGCCAAAGAAGAAATTGGTTCTCTTACCTTTGCCCAGGAGTATGAAGCAGAGTTTGTAAACGAAGGTACTCAACTCTTTAGACCTGAATGGTTTCAATACTACTCCCCTGCTGTCAGAGGAGCAAAAATAGATGACGAACTTTATGAGTTCGACAATATGACAAGATACGCAACTGTCGATTTAGCGACATCAACAAAGCAAACAGCTGACTACACAGTCTTTACTGCATTTGCTCATGACCAGGATGAAAATAAATTATTTGTTATAGACATGCTTCGAAAGAGAATGGAAGCTCCTGACATAATTCCTGCTATGAAAAAGTTTTATAAGAAAAATAACCTTGATTGGATTGGCATTGAAAGAGCAGGATTCCAATTATCTATTATTCAGTTTGCTAAAAGAGAAGGTATCAATGTAAGAGAATTAAAAGCAGATCGAGACAAACGCAGCAGAGCGATGCCACTATCAGCTAAGATGGAGAGTGGGCAGGTATTTTTTCCTGACGATCCAATGGAGAATTGGGTACACGAAGCGGAAAGAGAGCTTCTTACTTTTCCATTGGGAGCCCATGACGATATAGTTGATACATTAGCTTATGGCGTATTAAACTTGAATAAGAGAATTAATTGGAAAGCGTATTAGATGGCAGAAAACAAAAGTTTTTATAGAAAAGCTGTAGATTATCTTCAGGCACCACCTCAAAGAACATTAGATGAAAAATCTTTTTTACAAAATAGTTCAGTAGACTCACAAGTCTTTGGATACAATACACAATCAGGATTTATGCCTGACAAGTTGCTTAAAGAAATTGGCGATGGAACAGGTAACTCCGCTGTAGTTGCATGTCTTAATGTTTTAACAACTTCTTTCGCTGAACCTAGATTAAAAGTATATAGAGAAACAAGCGAAAATGATTTTGAAGTTTTAGACAATCATCCTGTTACTCAACTTATTAATAGACCTAATCCTTACACATCAGGTTCGTTACTAGCAAGTTATATGATCACAGCTTTAAATGCTGAAGGTAATGCTTATCTTTTAAAGAACAGAAATAAAAGCGGAAGAGTTGTAGAACTTGTTCCACTAATTCCTAATTATGTAAAACCAAGAGGAAATGAAAAAGAATTAATTACTCACTATGAATATTATGTTAAAGATCCAAACTCAATAAATGCTAATGAGTTTTCTGTACTGCCTGCTTCAGAAGTAGTACATGTCCGACAAGGAATAGATCCAAACAATCATAGGAAAGGATTTGCTCCATTGAAAGCAGTCCTTAGGGAAATTTTAGGAGATGAAGCTGCAGGACAATACGCAGCTGCTTTGTTACATAACATGGCAGTACCTGGAGTTATTCTTTCTCCTAAAGATGACGCTATGGGTGGACCTAGCCAAGACGAGGCTGAAGCTATAGCTCAAATCTATAAACAAAAATTTGGTGGTTCGAACAGGGGTGCTCCGATGATACTTTCAGGTTCTATGGATGTGAAAGTTGTATCTTGGTCTCCTGAACAACTGAACCTTAACCAACTAAGGAGATTGCCTGAGGAAAGAGTTTCTGCTGTTCTTGGTGTTCCTGCTATTCTTGCAGGATTAGGAGCAGGTCTAGAAGCTGCTACCTATAACAACACTAGAGAGTTAAGAGAATTCTTTACTGAGCAGAAGTTAATTCCTCTGTGGCAAGTCGTTTCTAATGAAATTACAGCACAGCTATTACAAGCAGATTACACAAATGATAATAAAGTCGTTTGTAGATATGATTTAGGCGAAGTAAGAGCATTAGATGTAGACAAAGGCGAAATGTTTAAGAGAATGCAAACAGGTGTAGCAGGTGGTTGGATAACAGTTGCCGAAGCTAGAAAAGCTGTTGGGCTCGAATATGGAGATGAGCATGAAGTATTCTTAAGACCATTAAACCTTGAACCAACCAAAAAAGAAGATTATTTAGGAAGTCCTGAAGACGAACCTGAAATAGATACAGGAGATGAAAGAGATCCTGATAACGAAGAATCAGATGTAATGGTAGAATCTTCTGCAAATTTCGAAATGGAAGAAAAAACTCTTTCTACACAAACAATGCCTGTTGAAATAACTAGAGAAGGAGATATAGTGTCAACTCCAAGTTACTTAGATGAAGAAAAAGCACCTATTTCAGGAAAAGTTAAAAAAACACTTCAGAATAAAGTAAAAGAGCATAACGCAAAGAATCCAAAATTTAAAGCTAACTACAGAATGTTATCGGCTGTATTCAGAAGAGGTGTAGGAGCTTATCGTGGTAATCCTGCCTCAGTAAGAGGAAATGTAATGGGAGCAACCCAATGGGGAATAGCCAGAGTTAACGCGTTTATAAAAGGACTAAAAGGTTCTTTCCCTAGAAAACCATTTGATTTAGATCTGTTACCTGCAGGACATCCTAAAAGTTCAAAGTCAACAGATATGATTGACGAATTAAAAGTATCATTGGAGGAAGCAGAAACTCTTAATGAAAGAATCTTTGAAACAGAAGCTGAGAATAGTAAAGCAGATTCTGTAAAGATTGGCGATGCTGTTAGTTGGTCAATTAATAAAGATCCAGATCCACCTTCAACTATTCATGGTATTGTAACTTCTGTTAACAATGAGAAAAAAGAAGCAACCATGATGGTTTGGGCAATTATGGAAGATGGTTCACACAAAAAAACTGATAGAAGTGTAAAGCAACTTATTTCTAAACTCAGAATTATTTCCGACTTTAGAAATGATAATAAAGCACCAGGAGATACAAATTTTCCAAATGCAGGCGACAATCAAAAGCTCAGTCTAAGTAATTCAGAATTTAGACAGTTCCCTGATTACGCTTACATAAAAAATCTAAAAGAAAACTATCCAAAAATATGGAGGAGAGCAGGTAATGGAGGTAATCCACCTACTTCTTTCACAGGAAATGACGCTTTTAGAAATTGGACTAAATACAAAGCAGGAGACCGAAGTGCCTCAGTACTATCGTGGGTAAAAAGAAGAGAAGCATTTATGAGCAGACACCAAGGTAACACCCGACTCAATGGAACCATTGCGGTTATGAAGTGGGGCGGAGTTACTAAGTCTGGAGTATCAGCTATGAAAAAAATAGTTAACGAGCAAAAGAAGAAAGACGATGCTCGGAATAAGAAAGCTGAACAGATCGTAGATCAAAGTGTTAAACTAAATAGTACAGACAATTAAGTTGATACTGTCAAGTAAACAGTATTAATATAAAGAAGAGGTATAGGTTAATGGATAAAGAAATCAAAAGTTTTGATCTTTCCATCAAAGAAGATGGAGAAGAGAAAGGTTCAGTTGAAGCTGTCTTTTCAGTTTACAACAATGTAGATAGCGATGGAGATGTAGTAGTCCCAGGTGCTGTCAAATCAGGATTTGCTAACAATCAAGTCCCTATGGTTTTTGCTCACAAGTGGGATCAACCAATCGGTAAAGGAGTCATAGAAGAAAAAAATGATTCCGCAGTATTCAAAGGTTCATTCTTCATGGACACCGAAGCAGGGAAAGAAGCATACAATCTTGTCAAATCAATGGGCGACTTACAACAGTGGTCATTCGGATTTAGAGTCAATGATTCTGAAGTAGGAAAAGTTCAAAAAGATGATTCCGAAACACAAGCTCGATTCCTTAAAGACCTCACAGTATACGAAGTATCCCCTGTCTTAGTTGGTGCAAACCAAGAGACCTATACCCTCGCAATCAAAACAGGCGAAGATACAGTATACGAAGCAAAAGGCGAAGTAACTGAAGAAAAAGTTGCTTTAGACGAAGATGTTTTTGATAACGAAGAAGAAGCCATAAAAAGAGCAGAAGAGCTAGGTTGTGAAGGATCTCATATCCATGATATGGATGGTAAAGAAGTTTTCATGCCTTGTGCAACACACGAAGCTTACGAAAAGTTAGTTGCTAAAAAAGAAGCTGACATTGAAGAAGCTCCTGCTGAAGATGAAAAAGGTTATGGCAATTGCGACTACAACGATTCAGGTAAGTGTGCAAAAGAAAAAGAAAAAGATTTAGAAGTTTCAAAGAGCGATTCCAGCATGACAGGAAAGCGTTTCTCTGAAGAAGTCAAAGATGTGCTTGCAGCATTAGATGACTTAATTTCAAGAACCAAAGCTATTGGTATCTTGAGAGAAAAGGATGGTAGGAAATTGTCAAAAGAAGCGACAACAGCATTAAGAGCGGTTCAAGATGATTTGAATGACGCTTGGGAAGAACTTGATGAAGTTATATCTCAAGTGGGTAAAGTACCTGAAGTCACTGATGAAATTGAAGCTATGGAAGAAGAAGCTCCTGTTACTGAAGAAGAAGCAACTGAAGTAGTCTCCGAAGAAGTATCTGAGGAAATTACAGAAGATGTAGAAATTGAAGAAGCAGAAGTTGAAGTTGAAGTAGTTGAAGAAGAAGAAGTTTCCGAAGATGCAACTGAGGAAGAAGTAGATGATTCAATTGATGAAGTCATACTTCAAGCTCAAGTTCAAATGACAGAATCCCTTATAGCTGAACAAGAAATAGACGAAATATAAAAAATTAAGCTAGATAAAAAGGAGAATATCGTGTCAGATATTAAAGATCTCCGAGAAAAGCTTGCTGCTAAAAGAGTAGAAATGAAAGAACTCTTCGAAGCTGCAGACGAAAATGGCAAGTACACCTCTGATCAAAAAGAGGCAATTTCCACAAGAAATGAAGAACTTGCTAGTCTTGTAGAAGAAGTAAATCTTAAATCTGCTCAGGCAAAAAATGAGAAAGCTATGGAAATAGACTCAGAGCCTGCAGAACAAGCTTATCAATCGGAAAAAGTTGCTCCAGCAGATCTTGGAAGTCAGTTTGTTAACACAGACGCTTACAAGAACTACAAGAGCAATGGTGTAAAGGGTATTGATTCTAAAGCTAACTTTAGCCCACTAGAATACAAAACTACTTTAACCACAACAGGATATCCACCAGAGGTTCTAAGAGCACCTGGTATATTGGAATCTGCTTTAAGAGACCCTAATAGCGTTATTAGTCTTTTCGATCAAATCGAAACAGACCAAAATGCTTATAGCTATCTTGAAGAAACTACATTCACAAACAACGCAGCAGAAGCTGCTGAAGGTGCGACTGTAGGAGAAGGTGCATTAGCCTTCACTGAGCAATCAGAATCCATCAGAAAAATGGGCGTTTTCTTGCCTGTAACTGATGAACTATTGTCAGATGTTTCTGGTATTCAAGGATACATAAACTCAAGATTACAAACAATGATCAAACTTCGTTTGGACAGCCAACTTCTCGCTGGAGATGGTACTGCACCTAACTTAGAAGGATTATTAGACGCTGGAAAATCTAGCGTTGGCTCAACTGCTTTCGGTTCCTACTCAGGAAACTTAGGTAGAATTGGAGCACTTTATGGAGCAATTACCGATATTCGTGTAAATGCTTTCGTAGAGCCAGACGCAATTGTTATGCACCCAAATGATTGGAATGCAGTCGTAACAGACTTAACAGGATTTGCTGGAGATGCTACTGCAGGATATGCAGCTAATGTACCTCTTTTCATAGCTTCAGGAGCTATGGGCAACGCACCTGTTGCATCCATTTGGGGACTTAAAGTTGTTGCAACCACAGCTATACCAGAGAACACTGTTCTTGTTGGTAAGTTCGGTGGTGGCGATGCTGCTCAAGTAGTGATGAGAAATGGAATCGATTTGGCAATCTCAGATAGCCATAGCGATTTCTTTGTTAAAAATCAATTAGCTATTAGAGCAACAATGAGAGTCGGCTTCCCTGTTTACAGACAAGCTGCTTTCCACAAAATAACAGCATTCTAAGGAATAGTTGTTAATTAGTTTCAGTAAGGGGTAGTAACCCTGCCCCTTACGAACTAAATAAATTTTTAAAAAAAAGGAAAATAATGTCAGATTTTATGAAACCAAAGAAAAGTATTTGGAAATTAAGCGATGGAAAAATTTGGGAAGGCGACTTTGCTGATCTTCCTAAATCAGGTGCTTCTTTAATTGCTAAAGCAGGTAAAGAATATCCTACAGCATGGCTTAAAGAGCAAGGTTGGGGCGAGAAGAAAAAAGCTCCTGCTAAGAAAAAAGCTGCTCCAAAGAAAAAAGTAGAAAATAAAGCTGTAAAACCAAAAGACACAGAAGATAAGTAGGTCCTAAATGGCACTATGTACAGTATCTGATGTCGAGAAAGTACTTGGTGTAGATTTAGGCTCTACTGACGAATCCACAGTCACAAACTTATTAATTCCGACTGTGGAAGACGCTATTGCAAACTTCGTTGGATACAACCCAAACTACACAGCAAGTATCACTGAAAAGTTTGATGGCGACAAAACCGAAGACTTATTTTTAAGTCGATCCCCTGTAGTATCAGTAACTTCTGTTACAGAAGATGGAACTACATTAAGTGAGGGAAACTCTAATGACTATGTTCTTTATTCAAAACTTGGAAGATTAAGAAAAGTTGGTAAAAACAAATGGTCAGCAGTTAGATTACAAAACATTACAGTAGTTTATACAGCAGGTTATTCAGATAGTGAAGCTTCAGCAGAAGATGTTCCTAGCGATATGAAATATGTTTGTGCAAGAGCTACAGGTAGACTTATTGTTTCAGCTTTATCTCTATCTTCACAACAAAGCACAGGAACTGTAAACACTAACCAAGCAGACAATACAACAGATAGTAAGTTTCAATTAGTAAGAAATGAAGGTATTGGAGATTACCAGGTAACTTATGAATCAGTATTAGATCAACTTAATGCAGATATTTTACAAGATGCAGATAGAAAAGTCCTAAGTAAGTATAAGAGGCAATACTTCACTTCTGCAGGTATACTAGACTAATGAGCGAATTAAAATTCCCTGATGGGACAAAGCGTGAAGATGCTGTCAACGAATTAATTGATGACGAGCAATTCAAGGAAGCAGTACTAAAACAATTCAATTACATGAGAATAAAAGGAATTAACTTAGTACAAGACGCAGATGATTTAGTAAATCTTTACTTAAAAATCTGTAAATCTTTCGAGAAGTAATGGCTCGCTACGACTATAAGTGTTCTAAATGTGAACATGTATTCGAAGTACAACACTCAATACACGATGAACCAAAAATCAAATGTGAAAAAGAGAAGTGTAATACTATTTGTAAGAGACAAATTAGCTCTAGAGTTAATTTATATGGAACTGTTGGGATTGATTGGAATACTGATCCTTCTAAAGTTTCTCCATCTATGAGAGAAAAAGCAAGTAAAGCAGCCAAAAGAAAAGTACAGTTTTAATTACTCTTCTTCAAACCATTCTTTAGGAAATCCTTCGCTTCTTTTATCTTTCTCCCATTTCCACATTTCATAGCTAAAGATAACTTTATCTATGAGTGAATCTATTAAATTTTTTATGGTTGAACTAAACCGAAACCACATGATCCATTTTCCTCTTCTTCAGTAGTGCAGTCTTCAGGTATTCCTTCGTAACCATCGTGTCCATACTCATCACACCTAACACCATCACACCAATAGTTGTAAACTACTTCTTGTTGGTTGCCCATAGTGTGCATCATTTCTGAGAGCATACTCATTTCAAGAGCCATTTGCCCCCAACTTGTCATACCCATGACAATTACTAATGTACTAATCATTTATTCTTCCTCTGTTTCTACATCATCTTTATGAACTATTTCTACATCCATTGGAATGTGAATAGGTGGATCTATAAAATTTATATCTACAAATTCTCCACCACTGTTCAAGATAATTTTTATTTTCATTTATCTATCTATGACACCTGGGTGTAGGACTTGTGTCTTACTTATCCCCTGATATCTGTGTTTCTTTTTTGACTTCGCAGCTCTACGCTCTAATCTGTTCATTTTTTATTCTCTCTTTCATATAGACTGTCAAACACAAGTATACCGAACTTTATAGAATTCGCAATGCAAATACCAACAAATTCAGCACAGGCAGGAACAACTGCATTTCCTAGTGCTTTGATCTTATTTATTCTGTCTTCTTCATTTTCTATTGTTCTTGGAACAGTTTCCCAAGGCTCTATAAGATATTCTTCTGTATAGACTCCAGGGTTTTCTGAAAGTTGACCTTTTGGATTTATACCTTTAGCTATTCTTGTTGTGCTTGGTCTACTACTAGAAACTAAGGGTGTTTGCCACTTATCTCTTTTCCATTCAATATCAGTAACTTCTGTAAGTTCTTTATCAAATTTTAAAGGACTTAGATAAGGTTTTATTATTTCCCAATCTTCAATACTTGGATAACTAAAACCTGAAGTATCTCTTCTAAACCAATGTTCAATAGTAGATTTCTTTATACCTTCAGTATTATCAAATAATTGTTTTGCTGAAGTAACAGTTCTCAAGTAATCTACAAACTCTTCTTGAGTAGGCAAATTATCTCTTCTTACCATTAAATGATCTTTGTATTGTTCAAACAATTCAGGATTTTCTATAATCTCAGATATTGCTACTTGGTCAGCTAAAGCAACTTGTATTCTTTGTCCTGAGCTTCTTTTGTCTTTTCCTTGAAGTAGTTTTGTCGCGTGTTTTAAAGCGTCATTCTTTGAATCAGCTAAGGTTGGAGTTCTCCACATATTGTCGTTGCTATAACCCCAATAGTTAGGTAATCCTAAATCTCCTGCCAATCCGCGGGGAAACCCATAAGTAGTGATACCCATTGGCTGTTCAATCTTTTCCCAATAAGTTTCGGGTTTCTCTCCCCCATGTCCTGTTCTAGAGTCGATCCATGTTTCCCTGCTTTCACTGATGGAGCTTGTTTGTTTATCGGCTTCGAGGCCTGACTCGCTCTTGGTGTTGACCACAATTTTGGATTCTCCCTCAAGTTCCCTGTGCTTTTTCTCTTGCTCTTCTTGGATTTGTCTCCACGATAAAGAGCGTTCTCCAAAGCTTCCCCTGTTCTCGGTTTCAAGTAATCCATAGTGTTCGGAGTTTCCCACGATGAATATTCTTTCTCTAAGGTGCGAGGCATTAACCGAGGCTGCTGATACAACTTGCCATTCAACACTATACCCGCTGTCGGAAAGGAAAGAAACAACTCTTGCGAAAGCTCCTCCTTTGTTTCCTTGATCGTCTTTGGCTGTGAGGAGTCCTCTGACATTTTCTGCCACAACCCATTTTGGTCTAAGTACGCTAATGGCTCTTTCGAATTGATACCATAACATTCCTCGTTCATCTTCTTCACTCATTCCTTTCCTGTTACCTGCGTAACTAAAACTCTGACAAGGGAATCCACCGATAAGCATGTCGATAGGTTCCAACTCTTCAAACTTTACTTCGTTAATATCTTTGTTAATAACTTGTGATTTTGGAAATCTTTTTTCTAAAACAGAACAACAGTACTCATCAAACTCTACTTGCCATACAGTTTCAGCACCAAAATCGGATAGACCTCTTTCTATTCCTAAATCAAGACCACCAATGCCACTAAATAAACTACCTATTTTCACGATTCATTACCCCATGTATCCCAACCTTCGGTACTATTCCTCGCAAATAGTTCTATTCGAGGAAGGTCTCCGACAAGTTCTATTATTTTCTCTCTAACTATGTCAGGTTTTTTTGAATGTCTTTCAATAGGACTTTCTATAACACTATGAACTCCTGCACTTAATCTTTTTGGTTTACCTTTAACACCAATCAAACATATTTCTGCATTAGATCTAGTCCACCTGCCCATGCCCCAAAAGTTTGTATCAGTAGATACTTTGTTCTTTTTTATCCATGTGAACCCATTTGTTTTATATGTGAAACCCCACGCTTCGAACAAAGGTATCGTTTCTATTAATTTAGGGAATGTTGTCCATAAAAATAAGATACAGTCGTCATCAGCTATATCTTTTACAGGTAAATTACAAATATCATCAATAGACATTGTAGGATAATGTCTGACAGCACCGCCTCTGTTTTTAGAGGGATCATCATAAGACCATGGTGGATCAGCGTAAATTATTTTATATTTTTTATTTGGAAATTCAATCATACTAATTAGACCACTCCAAAGTAAAAAAGGTTACATGTTTTCTTCTTTTTTCCATTTTTTCTCCCATTTAATTACATCAGACCAACACCACTCGCTTGAAGACCAATCTCTCCATTGGGTTCGACTATAGATATCTTCTGCAAGTATAGAGGCAAATAAAATGTTGTAATAAGGAGTGAATTGTACTTTTTTGAATTCAAAACCAAAATTTGTTTTGGAAGTGGGACCTGTATATGGTTGCCCATGATACAGGATTACCCACTCATTCCACCTAGGTAGATCATACTCCTCAGCAACCCAATTCCAGGTCCAAGGAACAAATTGCATAACGCCTGAATCGGAATTGTCATCACGATATGCAGTATCTTTTCCCCTGCTTTCGCACCACCCAATTCTTACTGCTGTGTCTATATTTTCGAAGTCAAAGTGTTGAAGATAAAGACTTGAATATTGTTTCATTTTTTGAGGGATTTCTTCCCTACATTCTAAATGTTTATTGATAAAATCAGTTTCTGTGCCTACTAGGGGTGGCGAAAAACTTGCTAAAAATAGCATACACTCAGCTATCATATTCTCCTTTGTTTTTGATAGTTAGTCTATAATAAGCATTTCTGCGTCTGCCAAAGCTAGTTTTTTAGACTTACCTGCCCCTGTACCGATCAAAGCATAACTTTGTTTAGTACCTACAGATTTAACTTTGAACACATCTGCTTCGTGAGAGCTCATATAAGGGTTCCACCTCACATGTATCATAAACTCTCCTTTGTGGATTATCTCATCCTCAAAAGCAGGTGCAGTATCGACATAAGGTATCTCTACCAAAATATCTCCTTCTTCTATCTGATACTTAATTATAAACATAAAATTTGCAATTGTGCAAGGATATGTTAAACTTTTTAATACTAATAGAGGAGAGCAAATTTGGAAAGTAAAACATACACACCAAAAAAATTAACAAAAGACGAAATAGTAAGTTTTTTACAACAAGAACCATCCAAAACCAATACAGAATGGGGTAATGAATGGGGAGTTTCAAGAGAAAGAGTTAGACAGTTTAGACTTAGATTCGGTCTTCCAACAGTTAAAGCTTTTGATCATGAGTTATTCGGTAAAGTTATTGCTGCTTGTGAAAACAGTAATGGAATATTAAACGCAGGATTATTTACTCATATACCAAACTTTGGAATAAGAACATTAGAAAAATGGATGAAAGAAAATGATGAACTTCGGAGACAAGTAAACAGAGCTTTGAAGTTAGCTTATCAGAATGCTTACTTCCCTACTACTAAAATGTGTAATTCCTGCGAGACAGTGTTGCCTGTATCAAAATTTTATAAATCAAAATTTGGAAGAGATAAACTTATGCTCAAATGCAAAGAGTGTGACATAAAACAAGTTCAGTATTATTACAATAAAAGAAACACTCCTGAAGTAACTGTAGAAGAAAAGAAGTGTTCTATATATAGAGAAGCAGGAATACTACCTGCAAGTTTTTTTCACAGGTCAAGAAAGACAAGTACAGGACTTCAATACAATTGTATTCATTATGGTAAAGCGTATTCAAAATGGAAAAATAGATTTGTTAAAGCTAACTCTATAGAAAATGATATGCAAAGAAGAGCTGAACTTAATCTTTTAGGAGATTGGAAGAAAAAAGCTTATGATGAAGGTCTTATGAATCTTAAAAAAGATTTAGACAATATTCCCACAACAGTAGAGAACCAACAAGTATTCGGCTAGTATTAATATACTATCTGATTTGAAAGTGGTCGGTGTTTAAAGTTTCACGAAAGTGAAGGTTTTATCAGGACACCGACTATTTTCTTTATTTGGGCTATTCCTTAATGTTATAATTAATTTATGCCACAATTAACAACAGCTTTATTAAACGAATCAATTAACATAGAAAGACTTTCAGGAACCGAAACACTTGATGACAGAGGTAATATTAGTACTGCATTCTCATCAAGTTCTTCAAATGTTCAAGCAAGAGTAGTTTTTTCAGGAGACACTACAGAAGAAAACACTGATGGTTTATTGCAAAATTTAATAACATTAAGAATCACTGTTCCTGCTGTTACTGATGTAACAACTAAAGATAGAATCGTATACGATTCAAAAAAATGGAATATTATTGGTGTAAAAAATGTCAAAGATAGATTTGGTAATTCATTCTATAAACAGCTAATAGTTCAGAGTGGCTACTAATGGCTAAACCAAAGATAAAACAAGCAGTTGTCGGTAGGTCTCTAAGAAGTTTTAGATTAACAAAAACTCACAGGGCTATGAATAGGTATTTAATATATACAGACTCAGAAATAAATAAATTCGAATTACCAAGAGACTTGAATGATACAAGAAACTTTGTTTATACACTTTCTTTAGCACTAGAAGATGCACAAAGTATTTTACCTCTTCCTGTATTTGGAAAACTTAACAGATACAACTTAGCCTTAGGTAGGTCTATTGGAGACTTCAATGCTTTAAAAAATACTCTTGAAAAGAGAACAGATAGATTTAAGGTTGCAGGTGTAGGAGAAAGAGCTATACGAAGAGCAGGTGGTAAAGTTGCAGGTAAAGTTATAGGTGTTATTCCCGCAGGTCATAGTTTTTTTGGTAATGTTGGATCTCGTAGTGTTAGGTCTGTTGTTGGTGCTAATGCAACAATAACTTTAGATAGAATGGTCAAAAAATTAAGACCAGGTGCAGTCTCTACAAGAATGATTGCTAACTTCGATAGAATGAATATGCAATCTGAAGATAGAGCTGAAGTATTAGCAAAATATATCTTTCAAAAAATAGGAGAAAAAACTCCGCGTGATAGTGATAGACTGATCAACTCTCTTGTAATGAGAAAAAGAAGATCTAACTCTTCTAGAGATACAGGAGACTATTTGATAAAAATTGGTAATGTAAAACCTATGCCTGATCCAAATGTTCCTTATCCTTGGGTTGTAGAGTTTGGTATAAATAAAGGCTTTAACAAAGAAACAGGATTCATGGATGCTTTACTTCCTATTCCTAATAGATTCCAATTCTTAAGAAGCGTCACAGGCCCTAGACCTGATGGAGATACTTTCTTTGGTGGTTATTATAATAACGATAATAGAGGTCCTTTTGACAGGTCAAAGAAGAACACCAATAAAGGTGCTATGGTTAGAAGAGCGTTATACGAAATATATCACGAGACACCAAAATATAATGTAGAAACATTCCTCGGTGGTAAATTTAGAACTAACCCATTTAAAGAGGCTTATGATAACAACAAAATATTTACAGGTCCAATACAGGTAGCTAAGTAATGGCAATTAATTTACCAGATTCAGAAGTATTGTTTAGAACTTGGGCTCTAGATCAAACTTTAATATCCGATATTGTTGGAACAGGAATAGCTACAAGGCTGCCTTCAAATGCAACACTACCTTTTGCTGTTATATTATTAAATTCAGCAACTGCAGAAAATATAAATGGTGCCCCTTTATGGTTAGCAAGTATTGATGTAGATTGTTATGCAGGTAAGTATGGATCAGACAACAACAAAGGAACTCCTGATTTCGCAAAAGCATTTGAATTAGCTAATGCCTTTGTTCGTTGTGCATTTGATTTTCCAGGTAAAAAATACTCAATAACAGGACAAGATGGAAGAGTACATGGGTTTAATCCAATACAAGGTCCATACAGGATAGATAATACAGACAACGATTTGGCACGCTATACTGTAAATGTAGGTATGTATTATGGAGAAGCGTAATGAAAAAAATTAAGTTAAACCCTTACATAAGAGATTTTGACGCTATAAGAGATGAAAAACTCGATCTTATCATTGGAAAAGATTGGGTAGAAGTATCATCTGCCGATTGGAAAAGGATGAAAGAAGCTGGAACCAAGCAGGGAGATACAATACTTCCAACTTTTATAGAAGAAAAAGAAGGTATGGGAGAAGTAAAAAACTTTATCAAAGATGATAAGGAAAAGATGGAAGAGCTTGAACTTGAGGATACCGATTTAGTAATAGAAGAAGAGGAATGACAAGTTCCTCATAAGTTATAGGTAGGTATAAGTAATGGCACAAAGTATTACAGAGGTTCTTCTCGGAACAGGTAATCTATTTACTGCACTTGAATCAGATTTAAATGGAGGTAGCCCTAGTGCTACATTCCCTGCAAATCCTTCAGCAGGTCCTGATACAACATATTGGACAGATATAGGTTATTCTGAGGGTGGATTCTCATTAGAATATGACAAAACATTTGAAGATGTTATGGTCGCGGAAGAGATTGATCCGATTAAAACAATCAAGACTGCACAAGAAGTAAGAGTTACAGGCGAACTTGCACAAGCTTCATTGTCTAACTTAAAGTTAGCAATGGCGGGTGGAACAGTTTCTGCTGATACTCCTTCTTCAGGTTACAGCACATTAGTTCCCCCAACAACAGACTCATTCTTAGAGTATGGTCTTTTGTTAAGAGTTAACGCTCCAGGAACAGACGAAGCTGGAACAGGAAAAGTTAGGGATATTCATATTCCTAGAGCAGTGAACATTGGGGCTTTCTCAATGGTTCATGCTAAAGCACCACAAAAGGTAACAATCACAGTTGAATATAAAGTGTTGAAACCTAATAGTGATGCTCCATTTAGCAACATATTTAAAGTTATAGATACTGTTTAATTACAGTTTCTAAGATAGGAGAGTTATGTCAGATTTTATGGATTTCGATAAGGCTTATGAAGAGCTGGTTGAAAAAAAGCTAGAGTTTAAGGTAGCTGGAAAGAAATATAGTATTCCTGGACAGCTACCAGCTAGTGTGGTTTTAGGTCAGCTTGCAATATTAAACGATGCAGGCGAGCCTGATCCAAAACAAATAGGTAAATTCTTAGAAGAGCTCCTCGGAGCAGAAATTCTACAGGATATGATGGAGAATAAAGTCTCTTGGAAACAATTGGAAGAGCTACTTAATTGGTTATTAGTCCAATATGCTGTTATCCCTGACCCGAATGCGGTTGGTGGAGAAGCAGACGATGAGGATCCTGATAGCCCAAAATAAGTATCTCTACTAACGATGTCTTAGAAAGATTTTCGTCAGTAGAGTCAGACTTCCATCGCTTCTATAAGTTAGACCCATTGTCCATATCGTGGAGAAAATTCAAGGTATTACTTTTTTCTTTAGTTTCTCAAGAATCAGCTTTTTACGCACCCTACCATGCAGAAATGTATGAAGAAATGAAAACGAGAAATGAAAAAGAATCCGATTTTACAAAAAATAAACAAAAAACAAAAGTTTCTCTTGATGTCGCAATGAATGATTTAGGAGTATAACCAATGGCTGACTTTAGTATATTAGTTGCAGCGAAAGCTTCCTTAAAACAAGCTCAAGCTCAACTGTCTGCATTTGGTACAAACGCCTCTAAAACAATATCCAAATTCGTTGGAGGTCTAAACGCAGCAGCAGGTACTGCAGCAATGGGTACTTTAGCTGGTCTTGCTTTAGCAATGGCTGGTGGTGCAGCAGCTGCAGTCAAATTCGAAAATGAATTCGCTAATGTAAAAAAGACCATGAACGATGTTCAGGATCCACAGGTCTTTAAAAATATATCAGATGACATTCTTCGTTTATCAACAGAGATACCGATTATGGCATCAGAACTTGCTGGTATTGCAGCAGTTGGTGGACAGTTGGGTATCGGAGCAGATGATATATCTAGTTTCACAGAAGTTGTCGCCAAATTAGGTACAGCTACAAACATGTCTGCAGAACAAGCAGCAACCTCAATGGCAAGATTTCTTAATGTTACCAATGAACAAACAGATGCTATTGGTAAATATGCAGCAGTACTCGTTGAACTAGGAAACAGTACAGCAGCAACAGAAGGAGAGATAATTCTTCTTGCACAAAACTTTGGTGCGACAGGTAGCATAGTTGGTTTAAGCACAGAAGAGATACTTGCTTTCTCAGCAGCAATGAGAGAGACAGGTCAGCAATCCCAAGCAGGTGCTACAGCTCTAGGTAAATTATTCTTAAATCTTTCTGACGCAGCAAAACTTGGTGGAAAAGAAATGTCAGTTTTTGCTGAAACAGCAGGTGTAGACATAAATGAGTTTAGAAGGTTAATAGAAACTGACATAGGTCAAGCAGCACAAGTATTCTTAGGTGGTCTTAACTCTATGAATGAAGAGGGAAGATCAACAACAGCGACACTTGAAGATTTAGGTTTAGGAACTATTCGTGTTCAAAGGGCTTTACTTTCTTTAGCGAACAACGAAGAAGGTTTAACCGAAGCAAGAAAAAGAGCTAATGAACAAGCGATAACGCAGAACGCGTTGAATGATGAAGCAGCACAAAAATTCGAAACTGCTTCTATGAAAATAACACAGATCAAATCTGCTCTTAATGCAGCTGCAATAACTTTTGGAGAAATATTCCTACCTGTTCTTAAAGTAGTCCTAGATGCAGTAATTGGTTTTGTTGCAGTACTTCAAGCTTTAGCAGAAATGTTTAGAGAAATGCCTGGATTGTTAGCAGGTATCATAGGACTTCTTTCAGTCTTATCTGCAGTGTTTGTTAAAGCAGGAGTAGGTGCTTCTGGTTTCGCAGCTGTATTTAGTAAAATTATAGGAGTTGCTCTTAAGTTCGCTGGAGTTGCTGGTATCGTCATAGGTGCATTTGCTCTCATAGGAAGTGCTGTTAAAAAATACAGAGATGATATAAAAGATGCAGAACAAGTTTCTTCTGCTGTAGATGGAATTATTAGCAAAATAAAAGTTGACTTAACAAAAGGTTTTGATGCAGATCCTATAACAAAAGAACAATGGACAGATTTTTTAACTAACTTACCTGAAGCAACAAAAGAAGCAGTTGAAGAAGGTGTCAAAAAAGGCATGCTTGGAGAAGAAGTATTCAACGCAATAGTTAGTAGTGCTGATGGATTACCGAAAGCATTTAATACAGCATTCGCTGATGTTGTTGATTTAGATGATGGCTTTTTCGCTAAAGGAGACCTAGATATTGGCGAAATTACACAAATGATTGGAATGATCAAAGACGCAGGATTAGAACAACAACTTTCTCCTGTTCTAAAAACTCTTGAGCAGTATCAACAAACTTTTACGAAGAACACTAAAGCATCTAGAGAGCAAAGAGACGAGCTATTTGAAATCTTAAAAGTTCAGTTTTCTATATTCCAAGGTGTGGAAAATGAAAAGGCAGCTCGTGATGAAATGATTTCAGGAGCCTTAAACGACCATTTCGAACATGTAGGGAAACTAGATCGCAGAACTGTAAGTCTTCTCAAGACAGAAGAAGGTAGGTTAAAACTAGCTAAAGAGCTAGCTAAGGGACCTAATGGTGTCAAAGTATTTAAAGACATCCTTGGAGATACTGTAGGTGTTGCAGAAGAACTAAATGAAGAATTCGAAGATACAGAGACAAACTTAGATTCTCTGTTAAGAATATCTAATGACTTTAGAACAAAGATTGACAAATTATTTAACCCAATAAAAGAACAGTTTGAATTACAAAAGAATGAAAGAGATTTAGCTAAAGCACACAAAGAACATGCTGACTTACACAAAGAACAGAAAAAACTAACTGCAGACGATCTCACTCTACAACAAGAGTTACAAGACCTTGCTTCTGCCAATCTTGAAACTGAAGAAGAAAAGTTAGAAATACAAGAATTAAATAACGAAGCTCTTGAAATAGAACAAAAGATAAGAGAAGGAAATGCTATATCTGCCGATCAGTTCTTAAAGAAAGAAAAACTGAAAAAAGAATTAGCTCAAGTTAACGCTGCTATATCCCAGGGCTCTTTAGAGTTCCCTGAAAAAGAACGACAGTTTATTCAAGATCAAATAGATGCTATTGACGATAAGGCATTGACTCAAAAAGACGCTGATGATAAGCGTAAAAAAGCTGGAGAGATAGCACAAACAGCTGAAGAGAGAAGACTACAAGCTATTAATGATATTGAGCAAGAAAGAATAGAAATAGGGGAACGACTCGCAGAAATCCCTGATGAAATACTAGATACACATCAAGACATTCACGAACTACAAAGAGATCTTGTTGGCAATCAACTTGATATGATACAAGCCCAAGCAGACTATAACACTCTAAAAGAAGATGAATTAAGAATGACTGCTGAATTGCTTGGTATGAACATGAGTCAAATTGATGGTCTTATGACCTTAATGAATCATGTAAGAGTAGAGTCTGGACCAATGGGGCAAAGCTATCTAGATAGTTTACTTGCTAATGTCCCCGAACTTATGAAACTTTTAGGTTATGACACAGGTAATTCAACTACAGGTCCTCAAGCACAAAATTTAGTAGACACTTGGAAAAAGTATGGTCAAAGTTATGCAGGTATGAATCCTACTTTTAGGCACATGGGCGGTAACTTCAAACCAGGACAGAACTATGTTGTAGGAGAATATGGTCCAGAAATGATGAAAGCTTTTCCAGGTGGCGGTGGTCAGATTACTCCTATGGGTTCAAGTAGAGGAGACACTGTAAATAATGTTACACTTAATGTAACAGGTCTTCCTTCTGATCCAATCTCCGCAAGAAGGACAGCACAACTAATACAAAAAGAATTAAATAAGCTTAAAGGAGATGGAAGGTCAGGCGTTGTTAGGTAAGATAAAAGATAATATTGGTTTATTTGCTACAGCTATTGCCCTTATGGGTTCAATTGGTGCAGGAGTGCAATCAGTCGGACAAATAGTTAATACACTTCAAGGTATTGATGAAAGAATGGTTGGAATAGAAATAGAGTTTGAACAACTCAAACAAGACACAATGGTTTCAAATGATATTGCAGTTCTTTATGAAAAAATACAAGACTTAGAAATAGCTGCACAGAATGTAGGCAAGTTCAATGAAGAGATAGCTACCTTATCAGCTAACTTATATAACTTAGAGCAAACAGTAAAAGAAGGTGGGTTTGATTTAGATAGATATTACTTACTAGAAAAATGGGAATATCAAGACCTTAATGACTCAATAACTAGAGCCGAAACACAAGTTCAAGTCGTTACTAATAGTTTGTGGGAACTTAACGATTTAAAAACTAGATTAGCTTACTTAGAAGCAGCAGGTCATGGACATTAAATGATTGATAACAAACAAAAAGATATTTTAAAAGCCTGCGAGTCAGAAAAAAAATGTGGTAATTATTTTTATAGTACTAAGTATAGGTACTGTGAACAATGTAGAAGTAGGGAGATGTGCTGATGGGGTTTACTAAAAAACCACAAAATATGAGAAGCCTAAAAAGAGGTATTTTAGGAAGAATGAAACAAGGAGAAGATATAAACCTTATGCTTGCTCTATACCCAAGAGAAGTACAAGTTGAAATTGTTACTTGGATAAAAAGGAAATTAGATGGCTAATACAATGACCATAGGGAGAATTACATTTACTTCTCCAAACAGTATCAGAGAAAGTTCTATACAAACAGGACAAAGAAATTCATTAGACCGAAGCTTTAGCTTTAATGGAACTTTGTGTGGTACAGGTTCAGGTCAAGCCTACATAGATAGCTCAAAAAAATTAAGAGACGAATTAATCTCAATGGGTAATTCGGACTTATTGCTACCTATTACTTATGAGGGGGATACAACTATGGAAGGATTTGGAAAGATTACTTCTATGGATGTATCTCCTGTAAAACTTGCAACAGGTTATTTTTCTTATCAAATAGGATTCGAAATGAAAGGTAGACCATCTGAAATGATGTTCGAGTCAAATATGTCAGGTGCTCTAATTCAAAACTCACACTCCATTACAACAGCTAGTACAACCTATGCACCTTGGCATGCTGTACCTGTAAATACTTATAATTATAAAAATGATTCAAGACCTGTGGGGGCAACAAGGTCAACAGAAGATGGTAACTTGTCTTTCTTTTATGATGCAGATTTAAGAACCTATTCTTCTAATTGGGTAATAAATCCTGTGGATTATTATAAAGGTGCAGCTAGAGTAAAGATAGATAGCACTCTAAAATCAGGATACTTGACAAGAAACCTACCAACAGGTGTTGAACTTTCTAATGGCATAATAAAAATCACTTCAGGAAGCACAACAGATCAATCTAGATTTACACTATCTTTCTATGACAATGGTGTCTATGTAAGCGATAGAGAAATTGCAATATCTTCAGGTAGCTCAGAAACTGAATGGAATGTATGGCAAACAGTACAGATTTTAAGAAACGAGCCACAAGAAGTTGTCGTTAGATTTACTTCTTATTCAGATGACACTTTTGGAGATGGGAGACTTACAGTTGACCTAGGTTTGAAGAGAGGTGCTCATCATGTCTCTATGGTAATCTCTGAAGGTGGAACTTCTAATAGAACAGCAGATACAAGAAAAAACCTTAAGTTAGTTACCTCCAATACTGTTGCAGATAGTACAGGATATATGATTGAAAGTAGTACAGACGCAGCAGGACAAAAATTTATGATTGGGAGTCCTCAGGGATATACAGCAGATACAACTAATAGGTTGATACATTTATCGACTTCACAGTTTAAATGCTTTTTGGGTTATGTTTATAACGCTACTGCCCCTGAGAACCATGACACTGCAAATGCAGTAAGAGACCAATACCTAGAAAGTTTGTACGAAAATATTCGTTTAGTGAGGGCATAATGGCAGTTACAGAAAGACACATGGGTGTTGGTAACTTTACAGTATCCTTCTCGCAAGAATTCACACCTACTGAAATAATTGAATCCATAAAAGAGTGGGGACATATTGTCATAACTCCTCAAGAAGTAGATGTTAATACTCTCTCAGACGCAGATGTTCTTTCTACTTCTAGATATACAGGTATAGTTTTAAACAGATCCTTAGAAGAAGGTGTAGTTGATATCTCAGGACAAGGCTTACAACTTTACTTAGGAGATGGTCAGTCTAAAGGTATGGTCATTGCTGAATCTAAAAATGTTGGAAAAGTAAGAGTTTATACAAATACCACATTGGCTGAAACTCTTTTTAACTCTTCAGTGAGTTCAGGAAAACCTTATGGAATCTTAAGAAACGAATCAGGTAATTCTCAAGCTATAACCCAGGGTGTTATTTATGAGCCAAGTGGTACTTATATTGGTCAACACTTCGTACAAACAGCTTTATCTGCATTAAAAGAAGTCGCTGAGTTTTTCAGCATAGAATATAGAGTTAATGCAAATGGAACTATTGACGCAGGTCCTGCAGCTAACTTATTCGTTGGAGTAAATTCCGATCCCTCAACAATTGTTGTTAAAACAGGATATGGAGAAGATCCAAACTTTGATGGCGTAGTACCTCAAGGACTAAGAACAGAGTTTGATGCAACTGATTGGGTTTCACGAGTAGACTTCGTTGGAGAAGTTGGGTATTTTGACTCAGCAACTGATGTAGCTGGAGAAGCAAACATAGGTTCTAATCCTTATAAAGATTTACATGGAAACGCATTAAGTAGAAGTGGATTAGTTCAACAGCCTGAGATTGCTGTGAGTCAACTTAATTCAAGAGCACAACTTATGTTAAATGAGTTATCTAGAGTTAAAAAAGTTTTGAACTTGGATTTAGAACAGTACGAAGTTTCTGGAGATATGCAAGTTGGAGACTTTATATTTGCTTTTGATCCTGATATTGGATTTATAGATAGTTCAGTTGACGCTACTGCAGAATCAAGAGATTTATACGAAGTTACTTTTAGAGGACAAATTATCACTCCTGTAAAAGTAAGAGTTGTAGGATTAACTTTCCCAATAGCAAATGGTATGGGTGTTTACTTTAGAGATAAAGATGGAAACTACACAGACCTAACTCAGTATGTACAATTTGAATCTGGAGCAGCACAAGTAGAACTTGGCGATGTTATTAGATTTATTGGAGATGACCTACGATTTGATGAGTTTTCTTTAAACAGGGTAACTGCTGGCGTATTCTCTATTCCTGACCTACCAAGCACTCCTACGCTTCAATCAGGCACATATCTGAACGCAACAGGAGATTCAATAGGATTTATTCGTGTTACAGTGGCAAAACCTACTAATGTCGATGGATCTCAGATAACTGATGGTAGTCATTACAGAATAAGGTATAAAAAAACAACTGATGCACAATATTCTTATCAGAACTTTCCATTTACAGGTGTAAATTCAGAGAGCTTACTAATACAAGATTTAACAGTAGGAGTTACATACGATGTAGGTGTTGCTGCAATTGATAAATCAGGATTCAAGAAAATGTCTACCTATGATGGATCAGGGGAAGATTTATATACTAATACACCAAGTGTTAACGCTAGCTATGCTACTAACGCAAGAATAGAGATTGAAAAAGATGGTCAAGCACCAACTAAACCTAAAGCAGCAACCATTGCAGCAGGTCCATTGCGTGTCCAGGTAACACATTATCTAGGAAAAGATGGAACAGATGGTAATGGTAACCCTTTTGGTAACTTTACAATAGAAGGAGATGTTGACCACTTAGATATACATGCTGTTACACAAACAAACAATGTGCAAAACTTTACTGTAAATACTGCAAGTAAAATTGGAGAGATCAGAGTCACTTCAGGAAACCTACTTCAACAAATTCCTGTTATAGGAACTATTGAGTTTGAGGATTCAACAGACCAATACTTTAGAATAGTAGCTGTTGATAAATCAGGTAATGAGTCTGATCCTTCTGATGGGCAAACTGCAACAGCTAACTTAATTGCTGAATCTAACATAACAGACGCAACTATCACTACAGCAAAAATTGGGGAAGCTCAAATAACAAACGCTCTTATTGCAGATGCAACAATAACTACTGCAAAGATAAATGACCTATCAGCAGATAAAATAACATCAGGAACTATTACAGGTGGCGAGATAACTGTTGGTGGTGTTTCAAACACTTCAGGGTTTATAAAATCTTATAACTACTCAACAGGTTCTGCAGGTTTTAGTATTAATTCCGATGGAACAGCAGAGTTTCAAAACGCAACTATTAGAGGTACTTTAAATGCTTCTGATATAACTGCAGGAACACTGAATGTAAATGCTTTAACTTCTGATGGAAGTATTGATGGAGATAAAATAACAGCTAACTCTATCACAACAAATCAACTTAATTTTAGTCCTCTAAACTCAACTGATTTAGATGATTATGTAGAAATATCTGCATTAGCAAATGGTAACTTAGCTATAACAACTTCAGGAGCTGTACAAATATCAGGAAGCCTTGAAGTAACAGGAACAATTACTGCAAATGCAGGTTTCGTTAGTGGCGTTGCTATCGTACCTACTTCTACAACTTCTGCAGTAAATATGAATGGTTCTTCTTCTCTTACTTCTAACTTAATAGCTTCAAGTGGTGGAACATTTAAGACAGGTAGCTCAGGTGCGAGAGTTGAATTAGGACAAGATGGTACTGATTCCTTCTTAGAATTTATGAATACTTCAGGTGCTGTGCAGTTACAAGTAGGTCTTAACACAAATACTACTTCATATATAGCTAGCAATAGCTCTCCTTTGTCTATATTTTCTACAGGTGTAAACGATACTCAATCAAGATTTAACCTCAATGCAAATGTAATGAACTTCACTAGAGGTAGTAGTGTCGGTAAACCTGATATTAAAATCAATGGTGTAGGCGATACAAATAAATATCTAATTGTAAACTCTAGTGGAGAACTAGACTTTTCAAGTTCATCTGTAACAGGTGGTGTTACCTCTATAACTGCTTCAGGGGAACTTTCTCTTACAGGTGCAGGTACAGGAGATGTAACTATTACTCATTCTGATTCTGACCACGATGATAGATATTACACAAAATCAACTGCTGATATACAATTGAATCTTAAAGCTAACAATAGTGCTATAGCTAACTTCGTGACAAACGCTAATGTTGACACTTCTCATGGAACTCATGGTGGTGGTAGTAGCCATAATACACATAACTACTTTACTAATGCGGATGTAGATGGAAGCCATCACAGTCATCCAGCATACCTTAGTAATTCTCACAATAGTCAAGTTGGACATCATACTCACAATGTTGGAGTTGCTACAGATCCTCATGGTAATGGAGAGCATACTTCTTCATTTGCTACAAACGCACAAGTAAACTCTGCTGTAACTATTCATAATGCAGTACATCACTCTGACAAAAGATTCAAAGAAGATATAAAACCAACAAGTCTTGGTTTAGATTTTGTAGAGAAAATAAAACCTGTTGACTTTTTATGGAAAGATGATTATTTAGAAGAACAAATAGAAGACAACAATATACAGAATAATTGGAAGAAAAATCAAAAAGATGTTCTCAGCAATGTGCAACAAGGATTTATAGCACAAGATTTACAAAAAGCTGTTTTAGACCATACAGGTTCAAACACAGCTTTAAGTGCTGTGTTCCAGAAAAACTTTACAGATAAAGAGCAAAATAAATACAAAGAGGAAGAACTAGGACATGTTGACATGGTCAAGCTAGTTCCTGTTCTTGTTAAGTCTATTCAGGAATTATCTGCTAAAGTGAAACTATTAGAGGCTCGAATAGACGAAATGGAGGAAATCTAATGGCGTTAGAAGAATATAAATTTATCGTTCCTGAAACAGAGAGTGATGAGACAAAAATAGAAAGACTAAAATCAGAACTAATTTCTATGGAAGAGCATTATAAGATGCAAGAAGACGCATCAGTTTCAGATGCAAAGCTTGATATATTAGCTCAAAATATTACAGATAAAAGAACAGAATATGAAGCTTTAGGTGGAACTTACCCTGAATTATGAAGTTTTCTTTGGGGGGCAAACAATTAATCGAATTTAAAACAGACTTCATAGGTCTAGAAGAAGTAGCACCTGTAAAACCTGCTTCAGCATATACACCTCAATGGTTTAAAACTATGAATGATTACATAGAAATACCTGCATTTAAAGAAGAAGGCAAGTCAAACTATTTTGGGAAGCCTAAAGAAATAGCAAGAAAATATATAGGAGGAACTGTTAAAAGGTGTCCTGCCATCATAGATCAGATTACAGAAGGCTTCATAATACCAATGTGGGCTGATTTTCTAGTACAAAGAGATATGGATAATTTCGAATGGGATAACAAAGGTATAAAAAAATATGGAATAGAGTTTCATTCTCCTGAACAAATAGCAGGGTGGAAGATGAAGAAAACTGATTACTCCCATGCTGTTAAGTTTGTAAACCCTTGGCGTATATATACACCACCAGGTTATTCAGTAATGTTTTTAGCCCCAACATATCAATTCGAAAGAAGATTCACAGTATTACCAGGCATTGTAGAAACTGACAATTATCATTCAATACACTTCCCAACAGTATGGCACACAACTAAGGATGCTATAATTGAAAGAGGAACGCCATTTATACAGGTAATTCCATTTAAAAGAAACAAATGGGATCTGAATGTATCTCAAATGACAAATGATGATATGCGTGAAGAGGGAATTGAAAAAAATATCCTAAACACGAAATTCAAAAATTCCTACAGAGATTTAATTTCTAGGAGAAAGAATGCCAGAACTAACTAATTCAGAACAAGAACAATTATTATTAAATCAAATAAAAGAAGCTAGAGGAAATCTCTTTTATCACGAGATGGATGAGATAACTGAAGCTGATTATGATGCAGAAATGCGAACACAATGGGAGAATGTAAAAGCAGACCTTCAAGCTAGAGTAGATAGACTTGAAGCCAAATATACTACAATGTTTGGCGACTAATGGCTGATTTAATAAATGAGGGTAATTCAAAGATAGAGGTAGTAGATAGTTCTACTGATTCTCTAGCTAAAATAATTGCCGAAATCAATGGTGTAGAAAGAATACACCAATCCTCTACTCTTTTAACTTTCACAAACCCTAACGATCAGTTAGAAACAGGTAACGCAACAGACGATCAGAATGGTGCTGCTTCAACCTTTAATGGTTTACAAGTAAATGACTCGACTATAAAAATACAATCTGGAGATGGTTCTTCTGTACCATTATCTAACCTTTACCTTGATGGTAAATCAATTATTTCCGATAAAACCTTATCTATTGGTACTACAGGGCAAAAAGAACTTCACTTTGGTACAAATGGAACACAATGGGTAAAAATTACAGAAAGCGGATATTTAGATTTCCAAAAAATGACAATCAATGGTTCTCAAGGAACTGCAGGACAATACATAAGAAATGCAGGGAATGGAACTATAGAATGGTCAACTATTGATAGTAATAATGCTTTTGGAACAATATCTGTTGGTGGAACTAGCTTAGATGCAGGAAGTGTTGGAGATACTGTTACCTTTACAGCGGGAGATAATATTACTCTTACTCCTGATTCAAATACAAACTCTTTAACTATTGCAGCGACTCAACCAAACATATTTTCAACAATATCAGTGTCAGGTCAAGATAATATAACAATTGACCAGGCTTCAGATACTTTAAATTTTGCAGGTGGTACAGGTATCGCAATAACTACAGATGCTTCTACTGACACAGTAACTATTACCAATACAGGAACAAGTGGAAGTACAGAAGATGTATTCAAGAATATAGCTGTATCAGGACAAGCAACTGTTTCTGCTGATTCTTCAACCGATACTTTAACATTTGTTGCAGGATCAGGTGTATCTATTGCTACTGATGATTCAACAGATAGTATTACTTTTACAGCAGATCAGTCTAGATTGCTTTCTCCACTTGGTTATTTTTCTTTTACTAACGACAATGGAGATTCAAGTGAAATGCCTCTTAAAAATTTCTTTATAAATAAGACTTTTGTAGGAAGTATTAATGGTGGGGGTACATCTGTAGGTATGGCAACGAGGGCTATTCGTATGCTAGAATCAGATGGTAGCACTTATGATTTTGTAATCATGCCTGCTAATAGTTCTGGAGATAGTCTGACATTCACATTCACACAATCCGATGGAACACAAGTAACCAAAGATATAACAATGGCAGCGTAGGGAATTAAATGGCAGCAAAAAATCCAATAAGAGGCGATTATTCGGGTTCCGATTTAGTCGGTTTTGCAGAGTTTCAAGCTTCAGACTTTATAGCAATAGCAGATGGTGGTACAGGTGCAATTTCTTCAGCAGGTGCTAGAACTGCTTTAGGAATAGCAATAGGTTCTGATGTACAAGCTTACGATCCACAACTTACAGATGTCGCTAACTTAACTCCTACAGATGGTGGTTTTATAGTTGGAGATGGTTCAAACTTTGTTTTAGAATCAGGAAATACAGCTAGAGCTTCATTAGGACTTTCTTCTTCAGATAGTCCACAATTTACAGGTCTAACATTAACTTCTATATCTATTGATAGTGTTACCTTATCTACAATAGTTACAGAATCCGAAGGTATGTCTGGATCAGACAATGATACCTCTGTTCCAACAACTGCAGCAATAATAGACTACATATCCAATACTGTTGATACTACAGAAGAAGTACAAGACATTGTTGGGGCTATGGTCACAAGCAATACCGAAACATTAATCGGTGTTACTTATGACGATAGTGATGGTACTTTAGACTTCGTTGTTGATAACGACTTAGCTAATTACTCCAATACAAACTCAGCTTTTATAACAAAATCAGGGATAAGTGTTACAGACTCAGGTGGAGATGGAAGTTTAAGTTATGATAATTCAACAGGGGTTATCACTTATACAGGTCCTAGCTCTACAGAAGTAAGAGCCCATTTATCAGCTGGTACAGGCGTTTCTTATTCTTCAGGTCAATTTAGCATTGGTCAAGATGTAGGAACTACTGCTGATGTAACCTTTAACAGTGTTGCAGGAAACCTAACAGGAAATGTTACAGGAACTGTTTCTTCTATTGCTAACCATGATACAGATAGCTTAAGTGAAGGAACAACAAATCTTTATTACACAAGTGCTAGAGCTAACTCAGACTTCGATACAAGATTAGCTACCAAAGATACAGGAGATTTATCAGAGGGTAGTAATTTATACTTCACTAACGCAAGAGTTGATACTGAAATAGACAGCTATCTTAGTGGAGGGACAGGAGTTGCTGTATCTTCAGGAGCAATAAGCATAGGACAAGCTGTTGCCACAACCTCAGATGTTACTTTTAATGACTTAACAGTTTCAGGAGATTTAACAGTAAGTGGTACTACTACAACAGTAAATACAGAGACCATTGCTTTAGCTGACAACATAATAGTTTTTAATTCAAATGCTACAGGTTCTGCTACAGAAAATGCAGGAATAGAAATTGAGCGTGGCGATGATACTAACAAAACTTTAATTTGGGATGAGAGTGCTGATAAGTGGACAGTAGGATCAGAGACATTTATTGCAGGGACTTTTGAAGGAGCCTTGACAGGAAATGTCACAGGTACTGTATCTAGTATTGCTAATCATAGCACTAGCGATTTATCAGAAGGCACCAACCTTTATTACACCTCAACAAGATTTAATACAGCATTTACAGGAAAATCTACTTCAGATTTATCAGAGGGAACAAACCTCTATTACACAACTGCTAGATTTGATAGTGCTTTATCAGGCAAGACAACAACTAACTTGTCAGAAGGTACCAATTTATATTTTACAAACGAGAGAGTAGATGACAGGCTCAATAACTTATTAGTCGCAGGTAGCAATATAACTCTTACCTATGACGACACTGCTAATACTCTTACTATTGCAGGAGTTGAAGATAACTTTGCTAACAATACAACAGACGACTTAGCTGAGGGATCAACTAATTTATACTTTACAAACGCTAGAGCTCAATCTGCTCTAACAGGCGGAACAGGAATTTCTAATACTTCAGGAACACTAGCAGTAGACTTTACTGAATTTGATACAGATAATGTTGTAGAAGGAAGTTCTAGCCTATACTTTACAAATGCTAGAAGTAGAGGTTCAGTATCTATAGCTTCAGGTTCAGGTTTAACTTACAATAGTTCTACAGGAGAATTTGGAACTTCTGCTATCCCTAATGCACAGTTGGCCAATAGTGCAATAACTATAAACTCAAATGCAGTTTCTCTAGGTGGATCAGTTAGTTTAGACACTGATGACATTACAGAGGGTAATAATCTTTACTACACAACAGGAAGATTTGATACACAATTAGCTACAAAAGATACAGATAATTTAACCGAGGGAACAACTAATCTGTACTACACAGATGCTAGAGTCGAAAGCTATATTAGTGGCGGAACAGGTATTGATTTTTCTTCAGGTGCGATATCTATAGACTCAACAGTAGTAACTGAAAGCTCAACAGATACACTTACTAATAAAACAATTAGCTTTGAAGACAACACAGCTATTGTTACTTTTGCTGTTACTGTATCAAATGCTTCAGGTACAAATAAATATCTTTTAGATGGAGAAAGTTCTGCAAGTGTTCAATTAATACCAGGAGTTACATACAAGTTTGACCAATCAGATAACTCTAACTCTGGACACCCTTTTGCTTTATCAACAAGTGAAGATGGAACCAACTACACAACAGGAGTAACTACTAATGGAACAGCAGGTACTTCAGGTGCTTATACTCAAATAGTCGTAGATGGTGCTACTGCAGATAGATTATTCTACAAATGTACAGCACACTCAGGAATGGGTGGCGGTGTATTAGAAGTACAAGGAAGTGCAATAGTTGAATTTGCTGTAACTGTTGCAAATGTTAGTGGTAACAAGTATCACTTAGATGGGGAAACATCAGCAAGCGTACAACTCATACCTGGAATGGTATATAGATTTAATCAATCAGACTCTTCAAACTCAGGACACCCATTTAAATTATCCTCAACAAAAGATGGCACACATAACAGTGGATCTGAATATACAACAAAAGTAACAACCTCAGGTACTCCAGGTTCTGCAGGTGCATATACTCAGATTGTTGTTGACGCAGCAACTTCAGATTCTTTATATTACTATTGTTCTTCACACTCAGGAATGGGTGGAGATGCTGTTATATCTGTTCAGGGTGTTTCTCTAGCAGATAGTGATACTGACGATTTAACAGAAGGCAGTTCTAACCTTTACTTTACAAATGCAAGGGCTAGAAGTGCAATATCTGTAACTGATAGTGGTGGAGATGGTTCTCTATCATACAACAGTTCTACAGGAGTAATAACCTTTACAGGTCCATCTGCTTCTGAAGTTAGAGCACACATATCTGTAACAGATTCAGGTGGAGATGGTTCTTTAGCTTATAACTCAACTACAGGCGTAATAACCTACACAGGACCTAGTGCTTCAGAAACAAGAGCTCATTTTACAGCAGGAACAGGTATTGGAATCTCTTCAGGAGAAATCAGTATAGGTCAAGCGGTTGCTACAACCTCCGATGTAACATTCAACGATCTTATCGTATCAGGAGATCTGACAGTCTCAGGAACAACTACAACAGTTAACACTGAAACAATAAACCTTGCAGATAATGTAATTACTTTAAACAGCAACGAAACAGGAACACCAAGTCAAAATGGTGGTATCGAAATAGAGCGTGGTACTTCAACTAATAAAACTCTTATTTGGAATGAAACTGATGACAAATGGACAATAGGTTCTGAAACTTTTGTAGCAGGAACTGTAGAAGCTAACTTAACAGGAAATGTAACAGGTAATGTTGCAGGAAATGTAACAGGAACAGTATCTGATATATCTAATCACGATACAGATAGCCTTACAGAAGGTAGTAGCAATCTATATTTTAGTAACGAAAGAGTTGATGATAGAGTTAGCTCTTTACTAACAGCAGGAACTAATGTTTCACTAACTTATGATGACGCAGCTAATACCTTAACAATTGCATTCAACTGATACAAATACACAACTTTCACAAGAACAAGTAGAAGACTTTGTTGCAGGAGTCGTTACTGCAGGTTCAGGAATATCTGTTACTTATGATGACACTGCAGGAACATTAACAGTTGCGAACACAGCTTCAACAAGTACAGAAGATGTACAAGATATTGTCGGATCACAGATTGTAACAAATGGTACACACACAGGTATATCATTTGCTTATGACGATGCTAATGATGGTGCTATAGATGCAACAGTTTCATTGTCAGGATTTAGCACAAGTAACTTATCTGAGGGAACTAATCTTTACTACACCCAAGCAAGAGCAAATACAGATTTTGACACAAAGCTAGCAGCAGCAGATACAGCAGACTTATCAGAAGGTACAAATCTTTACTACACAAATGCTAGAGCTGATGCAAGAATTGCAGCTGCAATATTTGAAGACTTAAGTAATGTAGGTATATCTACTCCAGGTTCTTCTGACGATGGTAAAGTCGTTTCATGGGATAACTCTGCAGGAGCTTTTGCTCTATCTTCTGTCTCAGGACTATCAGGATCAGGAGAAACAAACACAGCTTCCAACATTGGTACAGCAGGTGTAGGACTCTTTGATGGTAAAGTCGGAGAAGACTTACAGTTTAAGAAAATAAATGCTGGTTCTAGCAAAAATAACAATTACTGATGATACAACTAACAATGAAGTAGACATTGACTTTGGTACAGTTTCTATAGCTGATTTAAGTGATGTTGCATAACAACAGGCTGTATGCTAGATGGTCAAGCTCTTATCTACAGTACAATGCTAACTCTAGATTCCAACCAGGTAGATGTCACTGCTACACTAAGTGGCCTTACCGATACTACCATAAGTTCATTACTAGCTAAGGATCAATTCATTACAATATAACGGTTCAGCTTGGGTTAATGCAACTGTAGATTCTGATGATATTGACAGAAGGTTCAACCAATCTTATACTATACAAACGCTAGAGCACAAGCTTCTATTACAGGTGGTACAGGTATCTGCAAATACATCAGGTATCTGGACTTGCTATAGATTCAAGTACAGAGTCAATTTACAGACAGCTTCTATACTGAAGGTTCAAGCATTAGCTAATAGTTCTATACACAGTTACACGATGGATCTAACTCCACTGCTACTAGCAACTTGGAGGCAACTATTACAATCTAACAGGAAGGTTCTTCTAACCTTGATTTCACTAGAGGTTGCTGAGAGTTGATACAGAAATTGATTCATATTTAACAGGTAGGATTACAGGTGTCACATGACTCAGGTGGAGCAATATCTATTGGACCTTAGGCAGTTGCAACAACTTCTGATGTAACCTGTTAATGGCGATTTAACAGCTATAACTGGTAGACTTAACAGTTTCCGGTACTACTACTACTGTCAATTCACAGAGACAGTAAATATTAGCTGATAGTACAATTACTCTTAACTCTGATGCTACCGGAACGCCAGCAACTGAAGATGGTGGTATTGAAATTGAGAGAGGTAGTGCCACTAATAAGACACTTAGTTTGGGATGAAACTACATGATAAGTGGACAGTTGGTTCCGAAACATTTGTTGCTGCTACTTTTGAAGGTACTGCTACATCACTTGCAACTACAGTTTTACTACAGGTCTTAACTGCTGACAGCTCTCCTGCTGATGACGACCTACGTTATCGTTTACGACTACAAGTGCAGGAGTGCCTACAAGAAAGTAGCTAAATCTAATACTTCGCTGCTAGTGCTAGTGGAGGTGCCTTAACTGGTGCATTAGACTTCACACTTATCTGATACAACTAGCTTCTGATCCAATAGAATTTCTTAAACCTTGGTAGCAACAGGTACTGATGTCGAGGTCACTCTAACTGATGGTACTGTAGATCCTATACAAATCACTTCTACAAGTGCAAGTGCTACAGCATTTCTCAGATGGTGACAACGACACCAAGATTCAGGTAGAAGCTACAACTTCTGATGCTGATGACATTAGAATCTTTACTGCAGGTTCAGAAAGATTGCGAATTGAATCTGATGGTGTCGTCGATGTCAAGTCTGCAAAACTTAAAATTAATGGTGGTGCAGGCACAAGTGGTCAAGTCCTTAACTACAGGTGGCGATCTGGAACTATTTCTTGGGCTGACTACAGTTTCTTCATGTAGCTGCTAACGACTTAACTAGATGCAAGCAACTTCAGGACTTGCTTCAGGTGACAGCTTGGTTTTTGATGGTTCAAACTTATGTTCCTCAAAGACCTACAAATATAGAAGACGCTGATGGCGATACCAGGAGTTCATGTAGAAGAAAGCTGCTGACGAAGATAAAATAAGATTTGATACCGGTGGCAGCTGAGAGATTTGATTATGGACACACAATGTTACCGCTTCAGCTACAGGGTGGTTTCTTCATTACATAGACACAACTCTTGCTTCAGGAGAAACTTTTTCAATTAGCCTCAGAACACAGGAACAGTAGCAGCAGGTCCAATAGATATAGAAGGAACATGTAGACATAGCAGGAACATTGGTAGTCGTATAGATGACAGATATAATTGCTTTACTCATAGCTATGGCTATTGGTTATTACTATTAGATATGTAATTGATGAAAACAGAGAAAGAATAATGATTTCTGAAAGATCGATTTCGATGATTCAGTAAAGTATAATAATTTAGAAGAAGATCTGAAAAGTATTCAACCTGCAAGGGAACAGAATTATCACAATGTCAGAACTTAATGTAGATACAATAAACGAACAAACATCTGCTAATGGTGTAACCATAGATGGTGTCTTAATTAAAGATGGTCAAGTAGATGGCGTAGATGTTTCTACATTGTCAGTAGATACTGATACTAATGGTTTTAGTTCTTATTAGTAGTACAAATGCATCTACAGCTACAGATATTACATTTGATAATGTATTTACTTCAACTTATCAAAATTACAAAATGATATTAAATAATTTTAAGTGTGACAGTGGTGGCGATATGAGATTAACATTCAGAAATGGTGGATCTTCTGGAGCTGATATAACATCAAAACACGATAGTAGATATTGGTATATATCAAGTTCAAGTGGTTGGTTACAAGGTACTGCATCTGCAAATGCTAATTATGTTATGTTATCAAATGGAACAGGTACCTCCTCTTCTTACTCATTTAATATTGAGTTATGGAATCCACAAGTATCTACTGTTGCAACTACAGG